CTCTGCCGTAATCGTTTCCACCATCATCTCCACCAAGAAGAGCTGGTTTTCGCATCTCCATTCTTGTTAATCCTTCTCCTGTAAAATTTCCTTTATTATCAAAACCATAGTCTTTACTTGGTTTCTTTGTAAAAATGTTCTTTCTAACCCAGTTAGCCCCCTGTGCTATCAAGCCAAAAGGATTTCCTGTTTTTGCATAACTAATAGCACTACTTCCTACTTTGACTCCAGTAGAAACCTTACTACTATTACCACCGGTGTTTCCGTTTTCGTTTCCGCCAGTATTTTGATTACCGTGATGGTCCATTCCACCTGAAGCATCATATTGTGATTTCGACTGTCCTGATCCATCATCCCAGTATGGCATTATTTTTTCCTCATTGCTTTAGTTCTTTTATTTTCGGCTGCTTTTTTCATTCTTTCTACTTGAAGTTTTGCACCAGCGATATCTCGAGTTAGATCCATTTTTTCTCTAGCGAGTACTGCTGTTTGATTAATTTTTTCGTCTGCAATTCTAATTCTTTCTTTTGCTTGGTCTTCATCTTCTTCTAATTTCATTTTATCAATATCTGTTTTTTCTTCAAACTGAGAATCTTTCATTTCCATGTCTTCGAAACTTTCTTTTGCTTTTCTTTGCATATCCATTGCTCTTAAATCTAATTCTCTTTCTTTTAAAGCAACTAATGGGTCTTTTTGTTTGCCCATTTGTTCTTTTTGAACCAGTTGAGCTGTTATTTCAGCACAACGTTGAGCAATCATACCATCAATTTTAATTTTAGCTCCTTCAGGGTCTTCTTGAAGCTGTTGTTGCATTTGTGGATTAGTCTCGATCATAGCGCCCACTTCGCCTTGCGCTTGAAGACTCACGTGTTCGGAAACGTGTCCTTGAAGCAATGCATAGACCATTGGGTTCACTTGAACCATTCGAGAAGCCATAAAAGTTGTATGAGAATTCATATGAGCCTCGTGATCCTGTTCGGGAAACGCTTTGGGAAGTTTCATCTGTAATGCTTCCATATTTTCAATCGCTGGATCCTTAGGAACAATCGGAGGTTCCGGTTTTAAAACTTTATCGATGTCTCGTGTGCCGAGAGCGTCATAAACGCGTCTGTAAGCTTCCCGAAGGTTGTGCATATTGGGATTAGACATCGCAATTTTCAAATTTTCGCTGGCTAAAGTTACTCTTTGACTTAAACTGTAAATATTAGGGTCTGCAACTGGAATCACGTCTACTCGACCATCAAAATCTTTTGATTTGACCATTCGATCCGCTCCATAAACCGCATAGGGATAAATAGGTGGTAAAAAGGTGGCAAAAACTTTTGAAATAAGTCTAAATTCGTTACGCATTGCGTAATAACAACGCTTGTGAATAGCAGTCATGACTCTCGAACCACGCTCTAAGAGCGCAACCGTCGTTCCAACCGCTCTATTTTGAACATCGGTACCTGTCGCCATGTCCGTGATCGATGCAAATCGTTGTCCCGCTGTTACAACGAAGCCCATTAAGTTAAATAGTGTTACGGAAGGTTCTTTAAACGGTAACATTTGAAATTGATCTTTAATATTACCTCCAGGAGCGTCTACATCTCTAAATTCTCCCGGTTGAAAAGGTTGATCATCATCTCTAATTCGAATTCCTCGAGATTTAAAACCCGCTGGTAAATTACTAAGGGTTCCAGCGTCTAAAAGTTGTCTTAAAGCCGTTGTTGCAGTTCTAGATAATCCACCAATCATGTGAATTAAGCCAAAACCATAAAAACCTAAGCCTGGTAAAAATTTGTAATGAATAAAATATTCTTTTCGTCTGTGGGTAGGATCCTCAGGTTCATAATTACGATAAATGGATAATATTTCACTTGAGCCTTCGTCGATCGTTACAATATAAGGAATTTTAACTTCTTTCGGTGGGTTTTCCATTGTGAATTCTTCAATATTCAAATCCACATGCATTTCTAAAATATTAAAATTGGTTTGACGATCTGCTGTTGGAGTAATTCCTTCCAGTTGTTCATATTTTTTCTTAATATCGCTTTGTCCTGTATTTACAGGTTTTAATTCTAGGTCTCGATAAAAACCTGTTTTTTGTTTTTTAAGAACCTCGTTTTCACTCATTGAAATTTTATGAGTAATACGTTCACAGTCCATTAAATCGGTTGCATAGTAAGGAACGACTAAATCTTCCGCAGGAACGAATTTAGAAACTGCCCGTTCCATAATAGCATCATAATAAACTTTTTTAAAAGCTGATCCAGCTAGGGGAAGGTAGAATAAAAGCTGATCCATTTCTGGAGTATATTCTTCCATTTTCTCCATAAGCATATAGTTCATGAAATCTTGAACCCGATCCGCTTGTTGTTGTTTTTCTTGATCCTCGTCTCCAAGTACTTTACAACGAACGGGTCCGTCGGAAGGAAGAAGTTCTTTATACGCTTGTGCTTGAAATTGTGTAACGGCTTCTGCTAATAAAGGGTGGGTAACATTAGAGGCTCCTCGAAAGGGACGGGTCATCTCTGTGTGCTTAAATCCTAAAAGATCTAAACCTTGAGTATAGCCCGTTTCCCAATCTTTTCTTGAAATTTTATCTCTTCGGTATTCGTCAACTAATTTTGACGCCATCCGTTGAAGAACGCGTTCGTCTAGATCCTCGGCCAAATTAGCGTGGAACTCCTCTTCAGGAGTGCCTTCTTCAGACGCTTCATTGACAGCTTCTTCACTAGGTCTTTCAACTTCGACCGCAACTTGTTCCTCAGTCGCTGGACCTTCTTCTTCCAGAACTTGATTCTGTTTTTCAACATCAGCCATGTTTTACTACTTAGTAAGTTCTAAATTTTACTTTGCCGTTTAGTTTGGTATTGATAGCTCCGCCACCACTATAACTTTTAGCGCCTACTGAACCACCTTTATTCCAAAACTTGTACCAAGGTTTTTTCTCTGTTATTCCTTTAACTTTTGAAGGTTTAAAGTGTTTAGGTTTGTAAACGCCTTCCATTCCTTTACCATCTCCAGTATCTGGATCGTCAACGAATCTGTCAAGATGAGGCTTTCCCGCGAATCTTTTATTCATAACGTCTGCGTTATTTTTTTTAATCCAATCGGATTTTTGCTTTTCGCCTAACATCTTAGCTCCAGCATACGCTGTTAAACCGGCTAGAATAGCTTTTTTTAGTTTTTTTGCCATGATATATATATCTCCTTAATTGTTATTATATTACCACTTAAACATATTAACTACTAGACCACCTTCTTTTTTATAAAGCTTAAAGGGTTGTTGTAACATTTGAGGGGTAATTTTCAAGCCGAATGCTTCATAGTAAAGACGAGGGTCCATAGCTTCCATTTTAACGACTACTTTCTCCGTGCCTACTACATACTGTAAGGCCTCTTCTTTTGTTTTAAAAGCCATTTCATGTTCGCTAGGAGCTCTGGTATATTTTAAAGCCTTGGCTGCTGAATCTCTGCTAAAGTCATGCTTCGTAATAATCTTAAAAGGTAAGTTGGGATCGGATTTAGCCACTTTAATTGGTTGAGCTATTGAATCATACTGAAACGCTAGTTTTTTCATTCGTTCGGGCAATACTGCTGTCATATTGGGATTAGTCAGAATAGCCTTGTCTTGCATCTCGGACCATGCCTTAACTCCTCTCATTCCTCCTTTACCTGTCGCAGTTCCATAAAATTCCCAATCTCCTAGTTTGCCTACAGCACCCTCAGCTAAACTCTCTGTTCTCTTTAAAGCATGAACTCTTTCTACAGGATTAATCGCAAACCATTTCATTCCATCCTCTGCGGCTGTTTTAGCCATATGTTTAACAAGGTGATCTCCCCATACCCCTCTTTCCATGAAAGGTAAAAAAGGAACATTAACCTTGTCTAGTTCGCCCATTTTAGTTGACAGATTAGAAGCATTTAAAGTCCTTTTCTTTATTTCATCAAATTGTTGAGCCAATTTCCTAAATTCTATTTGTTCACCAACAGAGGGTCTAGCGTTCCTAGAAATTACTTTCATTTGTTCTAATAATTGGTTTAGTTTATAATTAGCCTGAGCATATTCTTGCTCCCTATTAAAAGGATTAACTCTAACAATCTTTGTTCCTCGAC